TTTCATTTAAATTAAAATAATTCTCGTAAATAGGCATATAATTTTTACTATTTAATATACCAAGTTCTGATTCTTCTAAAGAAGTAAAAAAATCACGATTGTTAAGTTTTCTATAGTTTAAAGAAAACGTACTTTCTCCAAAAATAGGCTGGTCGTCGCAAATCTCCATCGTCAGTTACTTAATTATTTAAATACATATTTTTATTCCTTTTTAAACTAATAAAAATAGTAGAGTAACAAAAACACTAAATAATAAAAAATCTAAATAATAAGTTATGCGTTTGTAAAATATATATTTTTTAATATATAGTATAATTAAGTAAATATATATAAATTATACAACAATGAGTGTAGGTTTAGAATTAGCAAAATTTGATATGCGTTCAATTAGTTTTAGACCCGATGAAAATAAAGGTCCCGTTATTGTTCTTATTGGGCGTCGTGATACTGGTAAAAGTTTTTTAGTAAAAGACTTAATGTATTATCATCAAGATATTCCTATTGGTACTGTTATATCTGGTACAGAAGCAGGAAACGGTTTCTTCGGAGAACATGTTCCTAAATTATTTATTCACGATGCCTATAATACTGCAATTATAGAAAATATTTTAAAACGGCAAAAAGCTGTATTAAAACAGATGAAAAAGGAGATAGAGTCTTACAAAAGAAGCACGATTGACCCGCGAACATTTGTAGTATTAGATGACTGTCTGTTTGACAACAAGTGGACCAAAGATGTAATGATGCGTTTACTTTTTATGAACGGTCGTCACTGGAAAATCATGTTGGTAATTACGATGCAGTATCCTCTAGGTATTCCACCCAATTTGCGAACGAACATTGACTATGTTTTTATTTTACGCGAACCATATATTGGGAATCGTAAAAGGATTTATGAGAACTATGCTGGTATGTTTCCAACATTTGAAAGTTTTTGCCAAGTTATGGACCAGTGTACTGAACATTATGAATGCTTGGTAATTAATAACAACGCAAAATCAAATAAACTACATGACCAAATTTTTTGGTATAAGGCACAAACGCATGGTCCATTTAAGTTGGGTGCAAAAGAATTCTGGGAAATGTCCAAGGATATTCACTCAGACGACGAAGAAGAACAATATGATCCTGCAAATATTAAACGCAAAGGACAAGGTCCGAAAATTAAAGTCAACAAAAATAAATGGTAGTAATTGCAAAATAGCAAAATGGCAAAAATTTAAAATATCGAGAATGCGGTATTTATAATTTTATCTGAAACATTTTTTAATAATTTATTGGAGTCACTCGTATTATTTGATATATCATTTTCACTATAGGTAATACACATCGCCGTACACGGTATATTAAAATAATTTGAAAGTAAAAATGTTATATAAATACTTTCTCGACCTGACAATATTTTATTAAAATTATTTTTTTCTGATGTATTCACCGTTAATTCTTCTAACATTGTACTATTATTGTTATTGTTATTGTTATTGTTATTGTTATTGTTATTGTTATTGTTATTGTTAATATTATTTATGGTAATAGTATCATTAATTAGATACTTTGTTTTTTTGTATATGGCAGCAGATTCAATATAGTTTGGAAATTCTGAATTGTATTTATAATTCTTGAAGTCGTTATGTATAACAGCCGATGTTATTTGAAAAATACTTTGGGAGTTCAAATAGTTGCTATATATTATAGATAAATCTATGATACACGATGGGTTAAGTTCATTCATAACTTTCTTTATTTTTTCTATCATAGATTTTTTATTCTTGTATTTATTAAAACTACCTCTTGTCATAAAGTAAAAATTATCATCGTATACATATATAACACCATTTAGCAGTTTTATTTTTACCTGATATTCTTTTAGTGCACCAAATGTAAACCTTATACTATTTTCAATATTTATATCATCTATTACTATAAAAGCGTTCTTAGTTTTTAATGATAAATTAATATTATCAAATCTTTTGAAAAACGGTGTTTCGTCTTTTATTAAATCAAGAATCCATAAATTCTCTGATAACTTTGCTGGAGTATGCGTAAAAATACTATTTATCCAGTAATAATCCTTTCCATCTACGACAGACGGCGATATTGTAATAATTGCATCAAATCCTAAAATATCTAAAGAATATTTTACTTTATTAATAGATATCTTTACATATGTATGTATTGGTTTTCCTGTATCATTTTCAAAATAATAGTGATAACCATTGGGTGTTTTTTCTAATACAGTATCTTTCGGCATTTTTTTAATTAAAAAATCTGCACTTTCAGCGCCTTTTTTTGTATCAAAGTCTACTACGATATATTTATCTGTTGTCAATCCGATAACATTTTTATTTTTAAATTCAGCATTTGAGTTTTTAAATATTTTTTTCCTATTCATTATATACTTTTTTTCTAGTTCCTTTGAGTATATTATATTATAGTTTTTAACACCCAATCCCATGTCCTGTAATTTATAAAAATCCACCTTTAGTTTATACATATATAATGCATTTGATAGTGCTCTATATAGAAGATACAAACATATAATAATGGCAGCTAAAATCAATAGTAAACAAACCAAGTTAATAAACACATTACCGCTATTAAATGATTTAAAATAGTTACTTACTATATATTGTTTTACCTTTTTATTCATGCCAATTAAAAATAAAATATTATATATTAGTGACATATAATATTTAACATATAATATTTAATAGTAAAAATTGCTTATTCGTTAATTTCATCTTAATTCTCGAAATGTGCCAGTTTCGACAAACCATGGTCGCTGTTCTTATCAAGCACAACATTTTCGGCTTCAAACATGCTCTTCTTGATATCTTCGACTGTCGAATCCTCATCCAAACCATCAAAGTTCGCAACATTTGAAATACCAACAAGTTCGCCATCCGCATTAATCGTTTGTGTAAGTTTATTACCAGACTCCTCTGCTTTCTTCATGTTATCTTCAATCGCCTTTTGTCTAGCTTCGCGCACACGTTTATCGAATTCCTGTTTTGCATTCTCTTCATTCTTCTTTTTATCAGACATAAGTTGGTTAAGCGTCTCCTCCATATACTCCACACGTCCCGTCTTATATGCTTCGGGGTGGAAGGGTACCCACATACCAACTTGCCCTACATAAATATCATGATTGGGATCAACCTCGCGCAACAGTTTACAGCGAAGTTCCGCCTCACCTTGTGTAGCAAAAACACCACGCACCTTGATGCCTCTTGTAGAGGTTTGAAATCCGTGTTTTTCACCGAATTTCTGTTCAAGTTCATCTTCGTTGGTATCCAAAAACGTTTTATAGTCATCGCTAACTAGCGTTGCCGATGTTGCGCGAATCGTCTCACCTTCTTCCTTTGTAAATTCTTGGAAGTCGGCAGTCAGTTTATCAAAAGAAAGAGAATATTTAAATGATACAAAGTTAAGAAACTGATTAAATTTTTCCATCGACTTCTTATAGTCCCATTGCTTCACAAACTGCTCGAATAAAAATTGCTCTTTTTGTTTGATAATATGTTCCGGTGAAACAAATGAAAGACATACAAATTTTTGACCTGCGATCGGTTTATCTTCTTCCAATAAATCGACATATTTGGGGTTTTCCTTTCCATCGGGTAAACATTTAGGAGTAACTCCCTTTGGCAAACTATTGGTTTGAGACATTATAATATATATATTAATATAATTATTTTAAGTAAGTTTAATCATTTATTAAATATATATGGTTTACATTACTTTATTTACTTTATTTATTTAATTTAATAAAATAATAAAATAATAAAATAATATTTTTTTCTACATTATATTTATAATGTACGGAACACTCGACTTTAGTGAGCTTTTTAAGCGCTTTATTAAGTATATTATCGAAGGTCTTTGTGTCGCGATAGTTGCTTACTCTATACCATCACGCTCTCTTAAATTAGACGAAATTGCGTTGATTTCTCTTGTAGCAGCTGCCACCTTCGCTATTCTTGATGTTTATGTACCCACTTTGGCTGTTTCTGCTAGAACAGGTGCTGGTTTCGGTATTGGTGCTAACCTCGTTGGTTTCCCCACTCCTCTTAAACTTTAAATTTACATTTAATTTTAAAAAATAAAGCGTTTATTTAGAGATTATATAAATAGACCGATAGACCAACGGAATTTACTATTTAAATTTTATTATTTAAATAATAAATAATACGCATTTTATAAAATATTATTCTGCATTTAATGTAACTACGAGTCTGATGAGCGATGGGATGCAGGATGACAGTGCACCGACACCCAACGTCTATCATGAGGGTGTCGATGAACGAGGTAGAACAATCAGACCGGTGAAACTACAATTAGCTAAAATTATTATGGGAACACCTGTGGGACATGGACGACCGGGGTACTATTTTTCACTATGGAATGGTACAGATCCACGCAACATCCACGGACGTTTTGTATTTATTTTAAGCAAACTTGAAGATCGGGATATATATCCTTATATTACCATGGGTGATTTGGTTAAATTACAATCATTAGACACGGATAATACACTTATACCTACTGAATATTTACTTAGAAGATATACAGGTGATAGATATATAGGAACATATCTACATCCACCATCATCCATGTCGCAGCAACACGGTAAAATAAATCTACAACAGGCTCAAACTTTCTTACCAAATTTAATGCGTGATGGTCGTATTTTAATGCGTGTGTTTAAAAACCCTTATAAAAATACGTTCTGGTATAAATTTAATGAAGGTGAGTCATCAAATATTGATATTAAGAATCATCTTCAGCCACTCCGCGCATGTTTAAAAATTTCTAGTAGGTTTATACACAGCACGTATCCTTGGAATATTTCAGACAGTGGTTATTATCAGCCTTTACGTAAGTATATTCCTCGTAATCCCGATGCACAGTACCGTAGTTCACAAATTAATAGTCGTTTACAAAGTATTAGAAAGATGGGGGCTACAACTGGAGTACGTGAAAAAATATACAATTTAAAAAAAATCCCAGAAGGCGGCAAAAGTCGCAGGAAATTAAAAACA